ATTTATAGATACTGCCTGACTTGTTGAATTAGCGTTACTAAAAATTTGATAAGAGCCGACATTTGCATCTAAATTGGTGATGGCAACAGATTGTGTTCCGGCGTTAGCTAACAACGTTTGTAATGTAGCTCCTTGACTGGCTGAATTGGCAGTGAGACTGTTTAGATCTAATGCTTGAGCCGCAGCATTAGACTGTAATGAAGTGATTGCAGCGTTTGCGGCTGTTATGTTAGCGTTTAATGATGTTAAATTGGCATTGCCACCAAACGCAGTATTTTGGATAGTACCATCTGAAAATCTAATTACAGTGTTATGTTGTAATTGAATTACATTACCGGCTGTTATTGAGACTTGCGGTATTCCAATATTTCCAGAATAAAATTGTATGTCATTTGTTTCGGACTGAACAATTAAATTACCACCTGTGACAAAAACGAATCCATCATGTGCTTTGCCAGCTGGGTATGTTGGGTCATTCCATTGACTGCCATTTACACCAAATGCAGCATAATTTGTTGCATCGTTTCCATCGTCGGCTGTGACAACAAAATCTCCAGTGGCTGTTGGATCCAAATTTTGAAGATTTACTTGGTAATACCCAGCTGAATTACCAAAAAATAATGCAGCTGGATTAGCCCAAGCTTCTCCTAAACCTTGGTTTATTTCCGAACCACCTACAAAATAACTGTCAGTTCTTATAACATTTGATGCTGAAATATAATTAGCAGAAATATTGCCGCTGAAATTGGCTCCTGACAAATTGGCTCTCAACAGTATGGCAGCATTAGCGGCAGCTACATTGGCATTTACAGCCTGTACATTTGCTAATATAGCATTACTGCTCAAGGCATTACTAATACTGGTATCCACATAGCTTACATTTGCTTTGACTGAAACAACATCGTTGATCTGCGTAGCTTGGGACGCACTATTAGATTCAAGTGTAGATATTCTTGCTGCATGATTGCTGATTACAGCATTAGCAGCAGTTATGTTTGCTCGTAGTGAGTCAGTAACTGATCCACTTATATTGGCGATATTGGCGGCAATTGCGGCATTGACATAGGCTTTACTAGCAGCGCCTGTGATGTTATTGACAGTAAGATTAACATTACCAGTGAGTCCATTTACTCTAAGAACAGGAGCGACAGGAACGCCAACAGCTGAAACTGCGGCAACATTACCAACAGTTACATTAGCTAAACTTGTTACTGTGAGTAGTAGATCATTTAATGGTGTTGTACCACCTAGTACGTTGCCCTGGATGACATAAACATTGCCAACAAATTGTCCTGTGCCTTGCAGTACAGGTGTAGCAGCATAGCTTTCTGTGTAGCGAGTTACGTTAAAAGTAATACCTGCAACATTAGAAGCGATGTTACCGTAGGTCAAACCTTCGTTATCTACGGTGCCGTAAAGTTCATCAAAATTTTCATTAATTTTGGTGAATGCATCGCGTAACGGATCACCTGTGCCATCGCTAGCAGCAGTAAAGTTCATCAAAATTTTCATTAATTTTGGTGAATGCATCGCGTAACGGATCACCTGTGCCATCGCTAGCAGCAGCGCCAACGTCAATAACTTGCTGTACCATAAATCATCCTATATACTAGGTATTTATGGCTTTTGGTAGGAATAGAGTTTTGGAAGGATTAGTAGGGAGTAAAACTGCTACCGCAGCCGCAGGTGGTTTGAGCCTGTGGATTATCGATGCTAAAACTAGCACCCATATCATCTTCAGTGTATTTAATTTTGGCACCTTGCAAGTATTGTGCGCTCACACTATCAACAAGCAAGCCCACACCGCCTACATTAATATCAAAATCATCTTCGTTTTGTTCTTCGTCAAAGGTGAATCCATACTGCATGCCCGAACAGCCACCGCCCTGCACAAATATGCGTAGTTTAAGATTTGGATTACCTTCTTCGGCTATTAGTTCTTGAAGTTTAGAAACTGCACTTTGTTGTAAATCAATCATGCGCGATCTCCTGCATAAATTCGTCTATTGACATATTCCCAATTGATAATACGCCAAATGTTTTTTAGATAGCGTTTCTTGTCTGCACCATAATCGTTAACCCAGGCATGCTCCCACCAGTCAATCAATAGGGCTATGTCTGTGCGTATGGCATGATTTTTAATTGTTTTGATTTGGCCGCTACGACTCAAGTAAATCCAGTTTGAACCTTGCAGCTTCATTGCTTCGGCTTCGATGTCTTTTTTAATATTGTGCAAGTACGCACCAGCTTCGTTAAACGAGGCATCGCCTTCGCCCTTGTTATATCTATCCACATAACCACGTGCCAATTTACCGTAGTGATTTTTGATTGTGGTGCTGCTCATTATCGGAGCTAGACCGCCTTCGCTGTAAGGCAGCTTTTTCAACTCTAGTTTTTTCTTTTCTTCTAGTAAATCAATGATATCACGCATGTAGCTATTTAGTGCGATATACTATGCGACCACGATGTAAATCGTATGGGCTCATTTCAATTTCTACGCTATCGCCAGCTAATATGCGTATGTTATTTTGACGTAATCTACCCGCAATAGTAGCTATAATTTGATGGTTGTTTTCTAGTGTTACTCTAAACATGGCGCTGGGTAGCAATTCGTCCACTACACCAGTCATCCTAATTAAATCTTCCTTACTCACAAATCCTCTTTATAAAGTACGTATTTATTTGGCCCATTGCTCGGCGTTGCATTGATAATCCCATAAATCGTATCTAATGTTTTCTTTAGTAGGACTACGCGGCTTTCCCTGCTGATTAAAGTAAATTTTTATGCTATTATTGGCATTTTTATATGGAGCATAAACTTTGTAGGGAATTCTGAAAAAGTAGTTTTTGTTAGTTTTTGGTTCATGTACCATTACACGTAGCATGCCAATTTTGTTTTGAATGCTGGTAATAGTAGCATAAGCAGATTTTCTGATATAGGTCACAGTAACATATTTGCTATCAGATTTGTCATTGAAATCGCTACCTTTATGCCCTCTGGTATTCTGTTTTAATTTTTTGCTTTTTCTGACAATAGCTTTTTCGGCCAGTTCGCCTACATTTATAACACCATCTTGCCAAAGAAATTGAATGGCTTCTTCTAATGAAAAAAGTTCTTTTCTAAAACTAGATGGATATGCCATATTAACCAATTGTTGATTCATAATTATCTCCGCATTGAACTGATTTCTTTAGCTTCTTGATCACTAAAAATAGGCACAGCATTTGACTTGTGCATGGTGCCAATACCTACAATATTGTCACCTGTATATTTTTGCGGCATACGAACATTTACTGCACCACGCACGCCTGTGTCCAAACTAGGGATACGTGGTTGGTCAGCATCGCGACGCAACGGCTTGGGAGCCACAAAACTTTTTCTGTCATTCTTGATCTTGATCTTGGGTGCATAACGATCTTTTAGCGCCTGCCACTCCGCTTCAAGAATCTCTGCCTGACGTTTTTGTTCTGCGCTTGCATATTTTTTCTTGCCCTTGCGTTTGCCTGTTAGGCTTAGCCAAGGACCCTCCATGTGCATGCTCATAGCAACCTCATATAACTGTATAGAATTATATTATAGCACTAAATGGATTTGATGTCAAGCGGATCCAGTACTTTGGTAATGGTTGCTTTTTCATTAACAATTACTATTTTGTGCTTGGGAAAGTAGATTTGAATATTGTTTGCAGCATCTTCTTCGGTCAGTCCTTGACCTAGAAACTTGTTATTTTTGCCATAAGCTAACACAACACGATGGCCATTTTCTTCCACGTGTTCGAATCTTAGTGCAATCACAGCCTTTTCGGCTTCACGCAAAATTTCTGCTTCTTCCACAGCATCATTGATACGGTGTTTGAGTTGTTGTACAATAAACCAAGATCCCAGCAATTGCCACAGTAAGTAAAAGAATAGTGCCCAACCAAGGATGTTTAGCAAGTCCATATTATGTCCAAAGTGCGTGTCGAATTCGAATTAGACGAATCATCATTTCTTCGTCTTCTT